ATTGAGAACGCATGGGTGTGGGCTGGCACAGGTCTGGTTCTGCTCACGCTCTCTGGCACAACGCTGCGTCAGGCTCTGTGGATTACTTGCCTCACTGTGCTGATACATTTTCTGGCGACCATGCTGAAGAAAGGCGATGATCAATGAAGAAGATGCAGGATGTGTTGGGTCGTATTCTGGCTCTGTTCCTCACGAACGCTCTCGGCGTTGTGACTGGTGCAGCAGTGATCGCACCCGAACTGGAGATCTGGAAGAGCGCACTGCTCGCTGGTGCGGTCAGCGTGTTCAAGGTTGTTGAGTCGTTGGCTCGTGCATCGGTGGATGGCACTCTTACTCGTGATGAGATTGATGCAGCGTTCGGTGCGTCACCTGCGAAGATCGCCAAGAAGAAGGCTGCACGATGAGCAAGCGACCATACACAGGCAACAAGGATGGTGCTGCAGCGTCTGAGCATCCTCAGAACACTGCTGTGTGGAAGGAACTAACGAAGGCTTATCCTGCGATCTGGTTCAATGGTGGTTTCGGGGTAAGAAATATGAGGGGGAAGGAATCGCTCAGCGTTCACGCAACGGGAAGAGCCTGCGATATTTCTTGGAGAAACATGGGTGATGGTAAGCGTGGCAAACCGAAAGGTGGTCGCAAGCAGGCGATGGCTGCGATGGATTATCTGGTGAAGAACGCTGATGCTTTAGGCATTGAGATGGTGATTGATTATTTCCCACAGAAGTTCGGTCGTGCATACAGGTGCGATCGTGATGCGTGGAAGAACTATGACAAGCCTGAGGTGCATGGTGCGCCGAACGGTGACTGGTTTCATTATGAGGTGGATGGAAAGAAATCTGCTCCGCAGATCAAAGAGTTCTTCGCTCAGAATCCACCGCCTGCGGTGACCGAGGCGTGACATGGATCAGGGTTGGGCTGCCATTGTCGTTGCTGTCATCACGACCATTGGTGGCCTTCTAGGAGTCTTGCTACAGACGATGCGCCGAGAAGCGAAGGCCATGCGTCAAGAGAACGCTGAGGATCATGCGATCGTGCAAGGTCAACTCCAGCGTATCTATCGCACAATCAACAGGGTTGATGATAAATTGGAGAAGCATTTAGACCAGCACAGAGAAGGGCTACCTAATGAGCAAACTCCTAAGCGAAATAAAGTCTGAACCAGCAGGGTTGGCTGGAAGGAAACCAGCAATCATCCAAATCAAACACCTGCTATCTGAGCAGGATCGCAAAGACCTTGTCGCAGCGTTTGATGATCCGCTAATCACAGGCCGAAGCATCGCAAAAGTGTTGAAGCGTCACGGCATCGAAATCTCAGAAGCAACTGTTTACCGTTACCGCAGCACAGGTATCTACCGTGAACTTGCGTGACGAGATCGCACAAGAGCAGCCCGACAGGATCGAAGAGTCACGGATACGCAAACAGAACAACCTGCTGCAGTCAAACAACGACAGACTCACGCTGCGTGTTGAGGAACTTGAGCGCACACTTTCTATCGTTGAACAGGTAGAGACAAAGCACATCGATCCTCCATCGTGGCTTGTGCCAGCGAAACCGAAGCGATCGGCAGCCACGCTGGTAGTGATGCTGTCCGATACGCACTTCGATGAGGTGGTGAACCCAGAGGAACTCGAAGGCCTGAACGCCTACAACCGTGAGATCGCTGTGATGCGTCTGGAGAAGTGGGCGCAGAATGTGATCAAACTCAGCAGGCACTATCTGTCGGGTGTCACCTATGACGGGGTCGTTGTCATTCTTGGTGGCGACATATTCACTGGCGACATCCATGAGGAACTCCAGATCACCAACGAGGACACAATGATCGGCTCACTGTTGTTCTGGTCTGAGCAGGTTGCTGCAGCAGTGCAGTTGCTCACGGACGAGTTCAAGAAGTGTCATGTCGTGAGCGTGGTCGGCAATCACGGTCGCACGACACGCAAGCCTCGAATGAAGCAGCGAGTACGCACTAACTTCGACTGGCTACTCGCCAAGATGGTGGAGCGTCACTTCAGCAAGGACAAGCGTGTCACCTTCACGATCCCAGAGTCTGCTGATGCGTGGATTCAGATTTATGAGCACGGGCATCTGATCACTCACGGAGATCAAGTTTCTGGTGGTGGCGGTATCGGTGGTATCTATCCACCGATCATGCGGATGCGAGCAAGGAAGCATCAGCGTTACATGGCAACAGGTAAATCGTTCCAGACGCTGTGGCTTGGCCACTGGCATCAATACATCTCCACCCCTTCGATGGTCGTCAACGGCTCTCTCAAGGGTGTGGATGAGTACGCATTGATCATGGGGTTCGGTTTCGAGCAGCCTCAGCAGGCGTTGGCGTTGATCACACCTGAGAAGAACATCACCTTCCAAGCACCAGTGTTCTGTGCGGATCGTAAGCGTGAAGGCTGGTGAGCGATGGGCTACAGCATCGTGTTGATCCGTTGGGCTGATGCGCACATGAGTGATTCAGGCTGGATCGAATTGGATGAGTACGAGGACGATGGGGAGACGCTTGTTGAGACGGTTGGGTTTCTGATTCCTGTTGGTGAGGCTGGAAGCAAGAAGGATCATGTGACTCTGTGGCAGACGCTTTGTGAGGATGAGGGAATCCATGCGATGCATATCCCGATTGGGATGGTGCGTGAGGTGAAGGTTCTATCTGAGAATGGTTTAGAGGGTTTACGCCATCTAAGGTAAGAGGCTGCAGCAGGTGTGTCCTCCTTCTCCGCACCTGCTGTTCGGGTTGAGCAGCCTCACTGCTGGTGGCGGTGGGGCTGCTCCCCACCCCGTTGCCCGTGAAAGCCCGTAACTACGCCATAATAATAGTCCTTGATATCGTCCTCGATATCGGCTATGATTCTGTTATGGGAGAAGGAGGAAACATGAACCCAACAGAGATAGTTGGCGAAGCAATCGCTACGCATGGCAGACCACTCTGGGTCGCCCATGTGCCAACGAACATCAGAGAGAAAGTTGATCCGAGGTGGCTCGCATCGCAACTAGCGACAGCGCATCGCTCACCAGACACGATCACTCGACAAGACCAATACGGAGACATACTCAACTGGTGCAAGCACAACCTCTTCGCAGAGGTCACGCTCACGCAACTGCAAGAGTTGTCAGGACTATCCGCACCAACGGTTCGCAAGTTCATTGAGAGTCGAATGGATGTGTTCCGCAAACTGCGGAGAGGCGTTTGGGAAGTGCGTGATCCGAAAGCCGATCGAGAGGCGGATCAACGATGACCACGAAGCAGGTTCGCTGGAGGTGCGAGCAGTGCCAACACGGGTTGCTCGCACCGATGCGTCCACGCAAGAACGATGTGCGCAGGTACTGCCTGCCTTGTTCATCCAAGACGGGAGTGCTGGTCGAGCGAGTCGCACCAACGCTGGAGAAGCAACGCTCTGCGAGGAAGGAGGCGAGCAAGAAGAAGGCGACCGCAAGGCGCAGACGGATCGCTGAACGCTCCGCACCGCTCAAGGCGCAGCAACGAATCAATGCGAGTCGTGCGATGATGATCGAGAAGGAAGCAGAGCGGATTTGGAAGTTGATGCAGCCGTACCACAACGGGAAACCGATCCCGAAGATCGTGATTGGGCGTGGACGCAATCACGGCAGCCAGCACGGATTCGCAAAACGCCACTCGAACCTCATACAAGTCAATGTCGATCGTGACCAATCGCCCAACCGAAGCAGACGAGTCTGGGAGGTGCTTGCACACGAGTTGTGCCACAAGGCCGTGCCACCGATCTACCGCAACGGCTCATGGGATGTTCACTCACGGGAGTTCTACCACTGCCTGCGAGATGCGTGGCAGAAGAGATGGAAGTGCGAGATCTCATTCGCCAGCGTTTCAACTTGGGGATACTCGGTTGACTACATCATCCAGAGGCAGGCCGAGCATCTGATTGATTGGATGCTGCCAACGCTCGAGGCCAGCGAGTCCGATCGGACGGTCGCAGCATGACCATCCAAACGATGTATGGAGTGCAGTGCGATACCTGTGGCTTCAGCAATCTGTTCACCCATTGGCGAGCAGAGTACGCACAGGAGTTTGTAGAGAGCGCAGGCTGGCATACCAACGGGGAGCAGCACACTTGCCCATTCTGTCTCGCCAAGAAACTCCGATACACCCCTGAAGCAAACTGATCGCAACCGACAAAGGAGAAGGCATGAGACTGATCAGCAAAGCACAACACGGAAGCAAAGAATGGCTGCTCGCAAGGTGGCGTGACGAGGAAGGCCGATGCGTGTTCGGTGCGTCCGATATCCCTGCGTTGATGGGAGCGTCCCCATACAAGACTCGAGGCGAGTTGTTTGCCGACAAGCGCAGCGAACCGATCGTGCAAGAAGAGAACGCAGTGTTCAGGCGAGGCAACATCCTCGAAGCACCGCTACTCAAAGAGGCAGCGCACCTACTCGGCAAGCCGATCATCACACCCGAGGTGATCTACAGGGACGGTCGTTTGAGCATCAGCCTTGACGGTGTCGATGACGAGCAGCAGCCGAGCGTAGTGGTCGAGGCCAAGACGACTACGAGGTACAGCGTCTACGACTCGAGCGACCTTCCGCAGGAGTGGTTGTGGCAGGGGTGGGCGCAGCAAGCGGTACTCAAAGTTCCTGTCTGGTTCATCGTGTTGGATCGTGACTTGCGGATCAGCCTTGTCGAACTGCCAGAGAACGAGGCAGCGATTGAAGTGTTGAAAGAAGAGACGGAGGTATTCGGATCGTGGGTGGACGGAATCGCACCCCTTGACGAGCCTCTCGACAACTTCAGCGCAGCAGACATCGCTCGCATCTGGACGCCGACAGCAACCACCATCGAGTTGCCTTCAGAGGCCAGCGAATGGCTCGCACAACTCGAGGAAGGCCGTGCCCTACAGAAGCAAGGCGAGGACTTGGAGGCCAAAGCCAAAGATGCGCTCGCACGGTTGATGCTCAACAATGAGATCGGCCTGCTCAACGGGACGCAGGTGATCACTTGGAAGCAGCAAGCAGGACGCAGATCGTTCGACTCAAAGCAGTTCAGGCAGGACAACCCAGATCTCTACGCTCGCTACGAGCGTGAAGGCTCACCTTTCAGGGTGATGAAAACCACAAAAACAAAGAAGGAGATTAAATTGTATGGCATTCAATATTGATGGATATGTCGATGTTGCTGAGCGCATCCGACAGTTACGAGAGAAGCATCCTGAAGCGGTGCTGCGACCATACGATCCAGCAAACCCATTCAAGATCATGGAGATCGGTGGGCGAGAGTTCATCATCTACACGGCAGCCTGCTATCGGACACCCGATGATCCGATGCCAGCGATCGCTGTCGCAGCAGAGCCAGCAGTGGGAAAGACGAACTACACCCGAGACAGCGAAGTGATGAACGCAGAGACCTCCGCTTGGGGCAGATGCATCGTGGCTGCGCTCGCAGCAGACACCCAGAAGATCGCTTCGCTCGAAGAGGTACGCAACCGCAAAGCAGAAGACGCTGCGCCTTCCGTACGCAACCACCCTGCAGCAGTCAGGCCACAGCCTGCGCAAGAGCAGCGAGCGATCGATCTGATCACCGAAGAGATGGGCGGAATGCTTGTCGATAGCAAGCCAGCGAATGTGCGACCTATCAGTGGCGGTGGCATCACCGACAAGCAGAAAGGCCTGCTGTCAAAGTTGGCGAAAGAAAAGTGTGATGGCGATCTGAAGCCGATCGTGAAGCAGATGTTCAACAAAGACAACCCGAACACGCTCACGAAAGAAGAAGGTTCTGCGCTGATTAAAGCGTTGATGGAGATGAAGTGAAGCGTGATCATTGGCGTGAGGATGCAGCCTGCCTTGATGCCGATATGGATATCTTCTTTCCGAGTCGTAACAACGCTGAGGACAGATGGGATCGAGCAAAAGCACTCTGCAAGGGGTGCAAGGTGAAGAAGCAGTGCCTATCGCTTGTGATGCATCTCGAGGAGCATGACGATCGGTGGGGTGTGTTCGGTGGCCTTACACCGATGGAAAGACGAGTTCTGCGAGACAAGCAGAGAAGGAGACAGGCATGAATGAGAAGGTTCATCTTGAGCGCACAGAGGCTGGTGGACAGATCACTTGGATTCCACGCAGTCGCATCTTTGTGACGATCCAAGAGTTCGAAGAGAAAGAAAAGGAATGCGAGATGCTTCGCCAGATCAACAACCTGCTGGTTGAGTCGGTCGCCAATCTAAATGCGGTCATCAAAGACAGCAGCAAGTGGCGGAATGTTGCTGGCATCATGCACGAGTTCATCCAAGAGGGTGACTGCAACGGTGCGAAGCAACACTACGAAGAGGAGTGCCGAGGGTGGTGAAGTTTGTGTTCTCTACGAAGGCTCTGCTCGCCAAGTTTCCTCCACAGGCCACCGCTGAGACGATCAGCGAGGTACTTGGGGTGCAGCCTTCCACCATTGAGAGATGGCGTTGCACGATCTGTAATTTGGAGTTCAAACGGGCAGATGAGATGGCGGTTCGTATCGGCCTACATCCGTGCGAGATATGGGATAACTGGTTTGAGGAGGCTCTTTGTGGCTGATGAAGGAACGATGAGAGATCACATTGCTGATTTGATGCAGGAGGTTGCCGAGTTGCACGCAACGATTCGATCACTTCGAGCATCAGTTGCATTGTCAGAAGCGAAGATTTATCGCTGGAAGCAGGTCGCTGAAGCCTATGAGCGTGGCGATATGGGCACTGCGGATGAACTCTTTAAGACTGCGATGCGTGTTTATGGCTGAGTGGAATCAGTATCCAGCAACGATCGAAGAGTTACTGGTGTCGATTGGTGCGCAAACGATGTGGGAGGCCAAGCACGATAAGCCTGCCGATCTGTTTGACAGCATCGTGATTACAAAGGAGTTGTTCGCTGATGTTGCGACACGGCTTCTTATCTTGGAGCAGAAGTTGGATGTGTTCTGATGGATGAGAGGAAGGGTGAGTGTGAAGGCAATCGTGAGAAATGCACGCTTGCTGACTGTCCGAAGTATGGGCTGCTTGGTAAGCAAGGCAGGGACGGGAAACGGCGTGTGCGTGGCTGTAACGATCCTGCTGCACGAGGTAAGCGCAACCGCACTAAAGGTGACAACAAGGCGAGAGTGGCGAGGCGGAAACTTGGTCTTGCTGCTACAGGAAACGCAGGTACAAGGCACGAGGAGCATTGGTCTGGTGCTTTACGCATCGAAGCGAAAGCAGGCGCACAGGTGCAGCCGATCGCAACACGCTTCTACGCTGCCAAAGCACAAAGCGATGCTGCTAAAGCGTTCGGGGATATCAGACCGTTCGCAATGGTTGCGATGCCTGATGGCTCTTCAGACGGGATCGTGCTGATGACTTTGACCGAGTTCAGTGAGTTGTTGGCGTTGCTCGATTTATGACACCTAAAGAGTTCTCGCAGTCGCTGTATGACGACAACGATGACGCCAAGCATCAGATCATTGCGTGGTTGGAAGAGAGAGGGTTTATGGCGTGGGTGAATGAGGATCAGTACGGGATAGATGTGCAGGCCTTAAGGATGGGCAAGCAGTATGTGTTCGAGGTTGAAGTGAAGCACAATTGGGATGAACAAGGCTTTCCTTTTGACACGGTGCATTTCCCGTTGCGTAAGCAGAAGTTCGCTGGCGAGGAAGGCGCATGGTTCGTGATGCTGAATGCGGATCGGACGCAGGCACTGTTCGTATCTGGTGCAGTGTTCATGCAGTCACCCACAGTGAGGAAGCGAACTAGGTACACAGATGACGAGGAATTTGTGGAGATACCGATTTCACGCTGTATCTTCAGGCAACTAACAGGAGGAGCAAACAGGTGACACCAGCGCAGATAGAGGGGATGATTGATCGGATCTGCGGTATGTATGCAGCGCACAATGTGAGCAGGAACAGCATGAAAGGCGCATGGTCGCAGGACGATTTCTTGTTGGATTGCCCTGTAGAGAAAGGCCGAGAGGTTCTTGCCCTTGTTGAGCAGCACGGAAAGATCCCATCGCTGCCCGAGATTAAGCAGATGATGCATCGGGTGATGCGAGCAGACGGCGGTGTTGCTGGCGTAACGAAGCCCAACTGCCATATCTGTGGCGGATCAGGTTGGGATTCGGGGATCAGTGCCGATAATCCTGATGGCTACACCTTCGTTGAACGGGGAGTCACATACCGATTCTCAAAGGTGTGTCCCTGCAGGAAGTAAGCGTTTCTACAACTGAATGAAGTTCCACGACCTACCCAGAGTCGCATTTGGGGTGGTAACACTCGGAAGCGAGGGTAGATCGCTGCGCCTTGAGTTACGCAAGACAAAGTTTCTTGAGGCAAAGCAGTGAGGCGATTAGTTATGCAAGCGAGTGGGTATCGGAGTGAGGCATCCCGATGGGGGAGCATTCAGGGGTTTGAGTTGCTGGAGATACTGCTAGTGTGTGTGTTACACGCCGACACGGGCGAACGAGGGTGCGCAACTGTTGTGCTGCGGAATGGTGAACACACACAAACATTCGAGTCGTACAAACACATATCTGGACTGAGAAGGAGGACAGATGATTGGAGCAAGTATGCGTAAGGCAAGTTGGCTGGTAGTGGCAATCGTTCTGGTTGCTGGTGGTGCGGTGCAGGCTTTGCAGCCTGCGAGCGAATCCCGATGGGATAACAATGCAGGGTTTCGAGATCGGCTCGAGTCACGGCCTGTTCCGAAGAGTGCGTTGTGTGGTGAGTGGTGGCAGATGCTTCGAGACTTGGGTTGGGCTGATGCTGATGTGCAGAAGGCGGATGCGATTATTTATCGGGAAAGCCGATGCCTGCCTTCGGCATACAACCCTGCTGATCCGAATCAGATCGGGAAATGGAAAGGCTCAATCGGGTTGTTCCAGATCAACTTGTTCTGGCTGCAAAAGACGACCGCCTATCCGCAGGGGTTCTTGCAGACGCATGGGGTGGCTCAGAGGCCTGCCGACCTGTTCGATCCGCTAGTGAATGCTCGTGCTGCGCAGGCCATCATCGCCTACAACCGAGGGATCGGTGGGTGTGGCTGGACGGCTTGGAGAGGCTGCTGAGAGGCTCTGTGTTGCGAGAGAAAGGGGTGTGGGGTGCTGGCTTGGGCTGATTTCTTTCTTTACAAGTTGGAGACAGCCCTGAAAGCCCGTATTTACGGGCTTTCACGGGGATTAAATAATCCCAGATAATCCTTGTAATCGTCCGCAGAACGGCTATGCTGATCTCATTGGGAAATACCCAAAGACCCTGAGGAGGGAAACATGAAAGAGTACGGAATCATCAGGCGAGCAGGAGGCGAGATTGTTCGCCACTGCAGCACCTACAAGCAGGCACAGAAACTGGCATGGGCGATGAACGACCTCTGCGGAAACCAGACAGCCTTTAAGCCAGTCCACCTTGAGACAGCCTTCGAGGAATTCAGCCTTCAGCAGAAACTGGCAGGCCAGCACATCCTGCAGCAGGCCGAGAAGAACAACGCAGAACTACAGAAGTTGATCGGACGCTAGAAACAAGCACAACACCCTGAGGAGGGATCATGAATAAGGCAACGCAGGTAGGGATAGCAAGAACACTTAACAGTGCCAGAATCACAAAGGCTGGTTACATACCGAGTCGGATGGTTCGAGGCTACGGAACGGTTGTTTACGGATATCAGATAATCAAATCTGGAAACAACTTCATCGTCCGATACGACAACCCAGCAGACCGCATCCCCACCAGAGGCAGAACCCAAGAGCAGATCGCTACGGATAAAGAAGCAGCAACGGTTCGCTTCAACATGGCACTGGACAGGATTCACGGCGTACTCACCGCTAAGGGCTATCAAGCAGCGATCGAGGATGGCAGCGTCAAGGTTTACAACACAAACGAGGAGGCAAAGTAATGACATTGAACAAGGCAGCACTGGACAGGTGGATTACCAGCGAACCGCAGGACGATTCACCGCTGCTCATCACTGAGCGCAACTACATCGAGGTCTACGGAGACGACCCGATGATCAACGAACTCGAGTGTTCGTGGAGCAAGAAACGGATCGGCTTCTCCGACCACTGGAACGATGACGACTACAGCCTCTACTTCACGGCCTTCTACCGACTGGATCAGGACGGGGAGATACTCGTAGACAAAGAAATCTACGAGGAAGAAGAAGCACGAATCATCGCCCACGAAAACGAACTCGACCGCCAATACGCCGAATATTTGAAGGAGGTGAACTAATGAGCGAAGGAATCCAAGCAGCGATCCTGTTCACGATCGTCTTTGCATCCTGCTACGCCTGCTTCAAAGTAGGGATTGCAGAAGGCAAAGCCGAGGAACGCAGACTGCAGCAGCGCATCCGTGCCACCCAGTACGACCTGCGCAAGAACCGCAACACACCCCGATAGCATCGGTTCTCCCTCTGGCAAGCAGCGCACCATACTCTCCCCTCCTCTTTAGTATGGTTGCCCACCTGCAATGGTGGCAGAGGACTAGAAAGAAGGAAGCATGACCATCAACGACCTGATCAAGGCTGTTCGCTTCCTACGCCGACTGAGCGTAGGACAGATGGAAGCAGACGAACTCATCAGCACTGTGGAAGCATTAGAGAAAGAGATCGAACGAAGGAGACGAAAGAAATGAGCGAACTCAGCAACCACGAACTACAGCACTGGATGGCTCGCTGCGATGATATGCAGGTCGCAAACGAGCGTCTCCGTGAAGAGCGTGACGAAATCAAAGAGGAACTCGAGCGAGCAATCATCCGTGCAGAACTCCTGCTTGAGGAACTCGCACAAGCCAACAGCGTGATCAGCCGTATCCAGATCGCCATGTCGCAAGGCCAAGAACTGT